ACCTGCTCTGCCGTTGTTACTGGGATGGATGCAAAGGTAAGAATGGCTACATCGCTGTTAGCTCCTGCCGCAGTTATGACTGGAGTAGCGTTATAAAATACAACCCCTGTGCCTGCTGATGCTGGGTTTGGCGCAACATTAACCCAAGCAGTGCCGTTATACCCAAGCAACTGGTTAACTGCTGGAGATGTTATATCTACCGTTGCCAGACTTGCTAGAGGCAGCCCAGTTATATATGGACCATTAAATGCCACTGCATCACCTGCGGCATCAAGGTTTACTGACTTCTCTGAAGGATAAGTTACAAATACATCCTTAATCCCAGCGGAAAAGACCAGTGCTGATGGTTCTGTGGCAGAGCTATTTGATAGAACTGTGGTTCTTGCTAGTGTAGTACCAGAAGCAGTATAGGTGCCAATACCAACTTCCCACTCATCTGTTCCTTGGTTAGCTATGCAGTAGTAGGTGGTATTTCCATTGCCAACAATAGCAAAGGACTGATACCCAGTGGAAGCACCTAAAAGGGTGACAGTGCCACCACCTGAAGTGGTTGTTGTTTCCTTAACTCTGTCAGCTAATGTGAGTGCCATATAGACCTATTATGATAGGGTTTTAATCAATTGCCAATCGCTTTCAGCTGCTGTATCTACGTTATCCCAAGTGGGCGGCTGGGAGTTATCTATGTTACCCCAATCAGTTGTTTCAAATGTATTTATTATCTCCCACAGCGGTCTGCCAATAATGGCATCTGATATGGAAACACCTTCACTAACAAATGGTACAAAGATGTCTGTTGAATTTTCTATAGCTGATGCTAGGCACCGCTCTCTGATTAGAACGCTAAAGTCTATTCTACTTGTTGATACCACCGTGCCCTTTGCTCTTTCCTGTACAGCAGCACCATAATCTATAAGTGAGGAATAAATATCACTTGCTGTCGCATCTTCAGCTATAACACTAGCCAGACCAAATACCGCTATCATTATTTCTGATACAGCAGCTCCCTCTAATATCAGGCACTCTGGCAAGCTAGCAGCTATGATAGTGTCACTAGCTAAGGCACCTTCTGCTATAAAGACCACATCATCAGAGGATACAAATACCTGATCTGAGATCTCTGCTGACTCCTCTATTACTGCATTAGGAGTTATATCCTGAGCAACAACTTCATCTGCGCCAGTTGTACTTTCTTCAATTAGGACTGGGTATATAACCCTACCTATAATTAGATCATCTACTGATATCAGCTCTTCTACAGAAGACCATACCACCACATTAGAGCTGATTGGATCAGAGCATAGCGCAGTCTCATAGTCATATGAATCAAATTGAGAGCCAGCAATAACCTCAACAGAAGCGGTAGCTTGCTCAATCACCAATCCATTGAGCATAGCTCCTACATTTGTTGCAAACGGTACTCCTGCAAACGGTGCAAATCCAAACACATTACGCTTCTGTCAGGGCGGTTTCCGTAAACCACCTGTTCTGCGTTACACCATTTTCATCTGTCCACTCTATTTGATAGAAGAATTCTCCATCTTCAGTCATGCGGAGAGCTTGTACTGGGCCTTGTGGAATAGTGGCAAGAACTTTAACAGCCTGCCCTTTAGTAAATTTAGTAGCCATTTGTCTCTCCTTATACTGCGTCTAAGGTAAATTGGTAAGTAACATTCAATGTATCACCAGCAACTACAGCGCGATCACCAGGGGATTGGAAGTCTGATGCTGAGAACAGAATGCCAGAAGATCCTGAAGCTACTGAAGCCAAGAATGCACCTGCAACTGTTCCGCCTGGGGCGGTAACAGCAAAGGCATTTGGGGCCAATACGTTGCTAATAACAGATGGATCAGCAAGAGTTGCCGCACCAAAAGTTACTGGCTTACGGTTTCCAGCGTAGTCTGTGTACTCAGTCCAGCCTGTATGCGAAGCTAAGGTATCTGCTGCAGCAATAGTTGTACCTGAACCGGGACCAGTAATCAGCCCAATGTACCATACGGCGCTATATGTAACGCCTGAGAAGTACTTGTCATTCATGTCCTTCAGACCTTGATTAACAACCAAGTTGGGATTCTTTTCTTCCCACTTTAGGTTGCCATCTTTGTCCAGACATTGAATTGTAAATCTGCCTGCAGCCAAAGCCCTAGAATCCAGCTCACCGCCAACATTTACGTTAGCCATTACTTTATCTACAGAGGTTGCTTTGTTAGTAATCACTTGAATCTCCTTTAAGTTATTCTGATAACAGCACTTGTGGCTGCGTTTGCTGGCAATACAATAACAAATGCCGGACTCATAGTCTTATCAGACCCAAAATCCAGTACAGCTATAGACTTGTTTCCCTGACTAGAATTATAAATCAAAGCGCCCCTAGCTGTGAGGGTTGCTGGACTCCATGTTGGATCATCAAAGTTAACATAGGCTACTCCATCAACAGCCTGCACAGTTACATTCAATAAGAGCTCCCCACCCGCTACATACCCAGTACCAGTAATCTCACTAACAGACGTATATACAGTTGTAGCCTCATCTAAGGATGCAAACGCGGTATATAAAGATATATACAATGAATCTGTGGTTAGATCATGCACACCATGCAGGATCTGATCCTTAAAGCTTGTTGTCAGTCCCTGATTTATCATGTGACCGACACCCTAACTTGCCCAGACCTATAAGCATCCTGTCTTTCCAGACCATCACCCAGACGTTTAAGCTGACCCATAGCTTCTCCATACTTAGCCTCCACATTTGCAATTAGATCCGGCTCACCCTTCATAAACAAATAGGCCTCTCTCAAAGCGCCATAAAGAAGAATAGGATCAAAGTTATCCCCTAGCCAAGTAGTCTCTGCTGTAACTATAGACTCAGGATAATAGTAGTAGTGCATCTCAACTTCATACTGTGCATCTGGTGTTGGGCCAAGTATAAAACTCAACTCATTGGTTATAACAGGAGGGTTAGTATTTGTAGTTGTTGACCCAAAGATTGCATAGTATTGGGGGATTCCAGTATCCGTTGGATCTGGAAATGCTGCCCTAATGAAGTTCACATCTTTATCTAATAGGTACTGATATGCGCCATCTGCGTCTATTACTGCCAGCGAATACACTGATAGGAAGTCACTTGGCGATGATAGATACTTATTATCAGTGGTAAGAGTACCAGTCTGGTTCTTACGCAGCGCAGGTATCTGCACAGTGTTATATACCCGCGTTTCAGTCTGATTAACAAACATAGGAATATAAGAGACAAACTCAGTCTCATAGTTCTCTGTGTAAGCTTGAATTGCGGCAGTTAGCTCTGTATAAGTAATTTATCTCACCTTGTCAGATTGCTCCTTGTCGATCGACAAGGAAGCTTTTAGCCCATTGGACCTCTGGAAGTTATGCCCTTAGTGGCGGCACCATACCCACGCATCTTGATTCCACTGGTCTTTGTATCATTCCTGCCAGGATCACCCATACTAACACGGGGCACTGCTTCGCGTGGACCCAATTCAGTGGCTTTGAGAAGGTTAGGATCTCTCATCTTCTTAGGGATGTAAGGACCACCAGACATTGTATGTGGCTTTGCATACTCAGATGCTGGGCCATTGGATTTAGCGCAACCGCATGCCTTAGCCATTATTTACCCTCCTGATACATAGCACGGGCTAGATTACGTCCATACTTCTTCATAGCTTCTGTAGTTACTCCACCCTTCTTACCCTTGGGGGCTTTAACGCAGACCTTGCCATTTGTTGGTACTGTCTTGGTATTTTCCATTTCATGCTCCTATGTATTTTGAACTGTTACATTGCTGACAACTCCAGGTGCAACTAAATAATTTGGCGTTAACCTATTATCATTATCTCTTGCTCCGCCTACTGGCCCCCAGCCCCATTGGAATACTCTACTGCCACCCTCTGGTGTACCGTCTGATTGGGGCGTTGGATTCGGATTAAGAATCAACTGCAGCCCACTAAAGCCTGACTGGTAATAACTTACATCTGGCCTTGGCTCTCTTACTGCCTGTGGATCATTTACAGGATACATACCTAGTGACAACTGAG